GACAAGGTGATGCGTAAGAATACAGCAGGTCTGTGCATGGAAAAGTTTGCCAGTGATCTGAAAAAATCACAGCAAGACTTCAACGAACATGCCAAGCAGATGCAACGCTGGGCTAACTCTAGTCTTATGCAAGTCAATGTTAAAGACCTGCTGAAAGATATTGTGAAGGATGCTAATGCAGAGAAGATGTACAGTCTGTATCGTTCAGAGGTAACTAATCGTGGTGACAATCTGTTCGCTCTGTATTCTGCCTTTACTAACTACGCAACGTATGCTGATGAGCAGAATGGTTTCAAGCTACGTGAGACAGGCAAAGACACACAGTCTGTAAACATGTTCAAGCGTGAGATTAGTGTAGCCAAGTGGATTGAAACACCACAGTTCAGACAACTGGAAGCAGCCTGATGGGTGTGTATAATTCAGATGGTGTACTGGAACGCTATACTTTAATTGATGTGTTCTATGATGCTGAAACAAAAAAGATAGAGTCTCCCACCCGTTGGTGGGGGATTTGGATGGAGATAAAAGAGGACGTTGACCCACCCATGTGGATACTAAAATTGTCTTGGAGAATAGGAGACTATATTAAATGGTGGCATACCCCAAGGGGTGTAACGTCTACGTGTCAACAGCAGTTCAAGAAAAAATATATATGGAAAAGCTGGGTTGATGTAGAAGATTTTCAGTATGACGGTATAGGTGATACATGTTATACTGAAGAAAGATATGTGGAGTTCGATACAGAAGAGGAAGCACTTAAATACCTCAAGAAAAATATATACACAGAGGACAGGATGCCTAGCAAACTAGATACTGTAGAAGAGTTTTGCAAACAGTACCAGTTTGAGTTCTATGAAAGGAAATACTAATGCTAACGATAGGTAAATCAATGGGGATGCTGGCTGGACTTGCAGTAGGTGACGCACTTGGCGCACCTCTGGAGTTCACTCAGAGCAGAGAACCCGACAATTATATAAGACGCTATGCTACAGGTGGCGCACATGATATGGACATTGGCGAGTGGACAGATGACACAGCTATGGCAATGGCACTGGCAGAGGCTACACTAGATAACGTAGGTTTTGATCCTGATGATACCATGAAAAACTTTGTGTCATGGTATATGGATGGTAAGTTTATCCCTCGTGAGTTCTGCTTTGACATAGGTAATACAACACAACGTGCGCTGGAAGCCTATATCAAAGACCCGTCTCGTCCGTATCAAGGCGTGTCTGATGAAACCCAATCCGGCAATGGTGCGCTGATGCGTATCGCTCCCATCGTTATTGCTGCACCAAACAAGGTGACTGCACTGCAATGGGCAACACAACAGACACTACTGACACACGGTAGCAATCTTTGTGTGTTCTTTAGTAACATGTTTACAGAAGAACTGTGGCATAGTGACGCACTTGAGAAGTATAAACCCTACCGACTACCTGTTGATATAGACAGGAGCAAGGTGATGTCGGGTGGATTCGTGACGGAGACATATCAATGTGCAATGTGGGCTTTCCAAACTACGGACAGCTTTGAGGATTGTGTTATCAAGGCAGTCAATCGTGGCTACGACAGTGATACCTGTGGTGCTGTAGCTGGCATGATAGCTGGCGCACACTACGGCATTGGAAATATTCCTGATCATCTACTTGACAATCTTATGTGGAAGGATTATATATTAGACACAGCAGTTAAACTATACAACATGAGGAGTAATGAAAGATGGGCATGACATTTCAAAAACTAAAAGATGAGTACTATTCTTCTCACGATTTCAAACACTTACGTGATGAAACTAAGACGCAGTATACCTATCTTTTAAACTTTGCATCGTCAACTAATGTCGGCAACAAAACATTCAATGACATGAAGCTGTCGGACATAACAACCAAGCAAGCAAAGCTGGCCTATGATGAATGGTGCGACAGGGGATTGGCTTTTGCTAATCACATTATATCTGCCACTACCATGCTACTAAACTACGCAATCAGAATGGAGCATATAAAAACCAATCCTTTCGCTATCGTGCGTAGGAGGTCCACTGAGCCGCGCAAGGTTGTCTGGGGTAGGGAGGATGTCAAGAGACTACTAGACGTAGCGTACAGCGATTTTAGCACCCGTAACATAGGTTTGATTGCACACATGGCATACGAGTGGTGTCAGAGAGTGGGTGACATGCGTATGCTTACATGGGATAGGGTTGACTTCACGAACAGATCAGTACACGTCCTTCAATCTAAGAGAAATGCAGAAGTTTTTCTGCCTATTGAAGAGGATTTGTATGACATGTTGGTGGTACAGGAGAGAGACTTTGGTTTCCAACCCTACGTTGCACCAAGACCGGAGCCATATCAGGGTGAATACCTGCCCTATTCGCAGTACAAGCTACCCTTATATGCGCGTAGACTGATGGATGCTGCAGGTTTACCACCTGAGTTACGTCTCAGTGATCTACGTAGGACAGGCACAACGGAAATGGTTGAGGCAGGTGTAGGAATAGGACAAATCATGTCGGTTACAGGACATGCTAACCCACAGTCAGTCAAACCCTACATGAAAAATACTTACAAGTCTGCAGAATTAGCCTTGACAGCTAGAAAGAAAGCATGATATAAGCATTCAACTGCCGCAACGAACTACTATTATAATATATATAATACATATAGAAAGGACACATATATGATAAACGTAAATGACTATGACGTTTCTGATGGAGAGACACAGAGAATGGATTGTCCTGTATGTAGGGGCAAGAATACATTCAGTATCACTAACAACATGGGTGATCTTGTGTGGAACTGTTACAAGGTTAGCTGCACTGTCAGTGGTAGTACCCGTGTAGGCATGAGCATTGATGATATCAAAGCTAGGTTCAAGAAGATTGAAACTGTAGATGACATTGAGTTTGAATTGCCAGAGTATGTTGTATCCCGTAGTGGTGGAGTGTACATGGATAGATGGTGCGCTAAGTGGGGCTTGAATGCAGAAGAGTTAGGTCTTATGTATGATGTAAAGGAAGACAGAGTTGTGTTTCCTGTTGTACATGACGGCAAGATTGTTGATGCAACGGGTAGAACATTAGGAAAAAGAATACCTAAGTGGAAGAGATATGGAAATAGTGGCTTGCCATACACGTATGGTTGTGGTAAAGTCGCCGTAGTTGTTGAGGACTGTGTGAGTGCAGCCATTGTTGGTATGGGTTCTGCTGTTGGGGTCGCGCTTCTTGGAACTTCACTTCAAGATTCGCACAGAAGCTATCTTGCACAGTTCTCAACAGCCTTGATAGCATTGGACCCTGATGCACTAACTAAGTCACTTGAGATGGCAAAAGAACTACGAGGCTACGTATCGGATGTACGCCCCGTGAAATTGAAGGATGATATAAAGTATTGTAACCCAACAGACATGGAGAAGTTAAATGGAATTATCACTAATTAGAAGCCTGATGGACAGGGAGTTTTATGATGATCACCGTGGCGCACGTTGCCCTGATCGACTGTTCAGTAAGGATGTAAGGAAGATCAAGAACACTATAGACAAGGCTATGGATCAGTATGAGCGTACTGTCACGCCCGATGAGATTGAGGCATTATTCATGGCTAACAATCCCACCCTGACTACGGCACAGAAGCAAGCCTATTCTTCTCTGTTTGCTAACATCAAAAGAGAGCAGCCTATTGGTGGTGATGTAGCACAGGAAGTATTGTCTAAGCTGTTTCAACAGGCAGTGGGAGAAGACATTGCCAATCTGGGTGTCGAGTATGTTGTAGGTGACAAGTCTAGTCTTGAACCATTGCGTCAGATACTTGAGCAGTATGGTGATGACTTCACACCAAACCTAAACATTGAGTGGGATGACATCGACATTGAGACACTACTACAGCGTAATGATCTTGAGGCACGGTGGACATTCAACATGCAGAACCTTGTGATGAATGTAGAGGGGGTCAATGCTGGTCACTTGATTGAGATTGGCGCACGTCCTAACACGGGCAAGACATCCTTTCATGCTTCAATGATTGCATCTCCCGGTGGCTTTGCTCATCAGGGTGCCAACTGCATCATCCTGTGTAATGAAGAAGGTTATCACCGTGTCGGTGCTAGATACCTAACTGCTGCCACAGGCATGACAATGCAGGAGATTAAGAAAGACCCAGCAAAGGCACGTGACCTGTATGCACCTGTCAAGGAACGCATCAAGATCAAAGATGCCACAGGCCGTGACATGAATTGGGTTGAGTCGGTTTGTAAAACATACAAGCCTGATGTAGTTTTGCTTGATATGGGTGACAAGTTTGCCAAGACTGGAGGCTTTGCCCGTCCAGATGAGGCTCTCAAAGCCAATGCTATTCATGCTCGTATGATTGCCAAGCAGCATGAGTGTGCTGTGTTCTACATGTCACAGCTATCGGCTGATGCTGAAGGTAGGACAGTGCTTAATCAGTCTATGATGGAAGGATCAAAGACAGGTAAGGCAGCAGAGGCAGACCTTATGCTTTTGATTGCCAAGAATCCAATCCAAAATAATGAGCAAGAGGAAGACCCAGAGCGTCATTTGAATGTCGTGAAAAATAAATTGACAGGATGGCACGGTAGTGTTACAAGTAACCTAGATTATAAAACAGCGAGGTATTCATAATGAAACTAACACTAGACGTAGAGAACACAACAACAAAACGTAACGGTAAGCTACACCTTGACCCGTTTGAGCCAGACAATTCTTTGGTTATGGTCGGTCTACTTACAGACAGGGGCGATGAAGCTATAGTTTCATTTGACCATTCTGAATGTTCACCACCGGACGTGCAGTCTCACCTGCTTGTCCAGTCCTATCTTGACAAAGCTACTATCGTCATTGCACACAATGCTGCTTATGATTTGCTTTGGCTGTGGGAGTCGGGCTTCAAGTATGATGGTCCTGTCTTTGACACGATGCTTGGCGAGTACGTTATGCAGCGTGGGCAGAAGGAACCACTGTCTCTTGAGGCATGTGCAGACAGGTACTTGCTTGATACACGTAAGCAAGACACTCTCAAGGAGTACTTTGCAAAGGGGTATAGCACACGTGACATACCGTATGACTTGCTTGCATCATATCTGTCACATGATCTACATGCTACGCAAGAGTTATCTGACAAGCTAATGAGAAAGCTAATGACAGACAGTTCTAGACTGATGGATACAGTCACACTGACAAATCAGGTATGTGTAACACTGGCACGTATCTATCAGCGTGGTTTCAAGGTTGACATGGAAGTGCTGGAGGAGGTACGTCAAGAATTTGAACAGGAGAAGAGTCAATTAATTGACGACTTGCAGGTTCATGTTCGTAGAGTTATGGGTGATACGCCTATCAATCTTAATAGCCCAGAGCAATTGTCATGGGTTATCTATGGTCGTAAGGTTATCAACAAAACAGATTGGGCTACACAGGTCGATCCATACATGAGTGAGCGTGAGTTCAGGAATATGGTAGCCACAGGCACACAAAGACTATACAGGACTACTGCTGTACAGTGTGGAACCTGTAAGGGTACGGGTTATATACGCAAGACAAAGAAGAATGGTCAGCCCTTTGCTAAACAAAGCAAGTGTCCTGAATGTCACACAGAAGGTTATCTGTTTAATCCTACAGATAAGCTGGCTGGATTCAAGTTCAAGCCACCTTCTGCCAAGTGGGCATCAGCCAATGGCTTCTCAACTAGCAAGAACAACTTGCAATTGCTTGAGGCAGGTGCTAAGTCAAGAGGTATGCATGATGCAGTAGACTTCTTATCTAAGGTACGTAGGTTGTCTGCTGTTGACACTTACCTGTCATCATTTGTTGATGGCATTAAGAACTACACCAAGCAAGATGGTATGCTGCATGTCAGCCTACTACAACATCGCACTGCGACAGGTCGTCTGTCTGGTGCTAATCCAAACATGCAGAACATGCCTCGTGGCGGCACGTTCCCTGTAAAGAAAGTATTTGTGTCACGATGGGATGGTGGTAAGATACTTGAGGCTGACTTTGCACAGCTAGAGTTTCGTGCTGCCGCATTTTTATCACAGGATGGAGTTGCAATTGAAGAAGTATCTACTGGATTTGATGTACATGCATACACCGCTGAAGTTATTAGTAAAGCTGGTCAGCCTACGAGTAGACAGGATGCAAAAGCCCACACCTTTGCGCCCCTTTACGGGGCAACGGGGTTCGGACGCACACAAGCAGAAGCAGCCTACTACGAACACTTCAACGACAAGTACACGGGGGTTGCCACTTGGCATTCCAAATTGGCTACGGAAGCTATCACAACACAGAAGATAGTCACGCCATCAGGACGGGAGTTCTCGTTCCCTAATGTAGTTCGTAAACCTAATGGCCGTGTGTCATACTTTACGCAGATAAAAAACTATCCGGTACAGTCTTTTGCTACTGCTGATATTGTACCGATTGCTTTACTGCATATTGATAAACTGCTTGACAACATGCAGTCATGTGTAGTAAACACAGTACATGATTCAATTGTGATTGATGTACATCCAGAAGAAGAGGAGAAGGTTGTTGACATAATCAACAGGACTAATGATGAACTACCAAACTTGATTACTCTTAGGTGGGGGATAACTTTTAATGTACCCCTACTACTGGAATCAAAAATAGGCCCGAATTGGCTTGACACTAAAGACGTAACCTGATATAACTACGGTTCTAAACTTAAAAGAAAGGAGACTATTATGACACAATTGACAACAGTAGATACCAATAACTATGCTGCTATGGCAAAGGCTATGGGTATCGCACATGAGAAGACATCATCTTCTTCTAGTTCACTTGCACGACTACGCATTAATCATTCACCTATTATCGGATCAGATAAGGTGCTGGTAAAGGGTGGTGCATACAAGCTGGAGATTCCTGATGGCCCCACTCACTATGCTAATAGCATTAAGATGAGGCCGTTCATGCAACGCTTCATGCATAAGCGTTTCGTTCAAGGTGATGCAAAGAATCCCAATCGTTATATCAAGAGCGTGATGGCAGATACACTGGACATTGACCTCAAAGATAATGACGGTGGGTTCAACTGTGGTAAACCCGCAGGATACATCAAAGACTTTAAGGCACTCCCGCAAGCGCAACAAGACTTGCTCAAAGCAATCAAGCGTGTGCGTGTCGTCTTTGGTGAGGTGGAGTTGATTGACCCAAAGAATGAGCAGGGTGATTCTGTAAAGGTGGAACCTACGCCATTCATCTGGGAGATTGATAACCGTGACGCATTTAAGGAGATCGGTTCTAGCTTCACTACTTTGGCAAAGATGCAACGCTTGCCAATCCAGCATATCATCACTGCGAATACCAGTGAGCGTAAGATTCCTACAGGTGCATCATACTATGTACCCGTGGCATCGCTGGATGTTACCAAAACCATTGAGTTGACTGATCAAGATCAGGTTTTGTTCGGTGACTTCATGTCGTGGATTGATAATTACAATAACTACATTATCAATACATGGGCAGAGAAGACTAACTCTAAAATGGATGATGAAGATATTGATGTAGTTGATGGTCTAGTCGATATCGAAATTGAAGAAGAGGTAGCGTAATGCATCACCCTGCTGAACTCGCGCTCCATCAATATATGGAAGACGCAGTGCAAGGCAAAACAGAAATGTCAGAGGAGACTATTGAACAGGTATCTTCTGATATCGCTGAAGCACTGAAGAAGCAGTTCGGCAGTGGTAAAAAGCGGGGCGACTTTAAACTACGGATGTCAAACGTAGGTCGCCCCACTTGCCAACTCTGGTACGAGAAGAACAAACCAGAGGTAGCACTGCCATTGCCTACCACATTTATAATGAACATGATGCTTGGCGATATTGTTGAGGCAGTATTCAAGGGTCTACTAAGAGAAGCAGGAGTACAGTATGAAGAACCTGAACATGTTACACTGGAACTGGATGGTACATCCGTTAATGGAACATATGATATTGTTGTTAATGGTGCTGTCGATGACGTTAAGTCAGCGTCTGATTGGTCCTATCGTAACAAGTTTGAATCATATGAAAAGCTGGCTAGTGGGGATGGGTTTGGCTATGTAGGACAACTCGCCGGATATGCCAAGGCATCAGGTAAAGATGTCGGTGGTTGGTGGGTAGTCAACAAAGCAAATGGTCAATTCAAATACGTGCCAGCATCAGGTCTTAACTTAGATGAAGAGATTTCTAAGATACAAAAGACAGCAGACGCAGTAAAGGAGAACAAGTTTGAAAGATGCTATCAACCTGTACCAGAGAAGTTTAGAGGTAAGGAGACGGGTAACACGGTACTTAATGACGGGTGTAAGTTTTGCGCTTATCGTTTTGATTGTTGGGATGCTCTGACGGAACGTCCATCAGTGATGTCACAGGCCAAAACGCCACCGACAGTTAGCTATATTGGAGATGTAGTTGTACCATAAAGCATGGAGGGCAGCGCGTAAGTATGGGTATCGTAGTGGGTTAGAACTAACCATTGCAGAGAAGTTGAAGGCAGATAAAGTATCATTCAGATACGAGGCCATCAAGATTGAATGGGAAGACCTAGCCTACCGTACCTACACTCCCGACTACATTCTCAAGAACGGTATCATAGTTGAGGTGAAGGGTAGATTTGTAACGGCAGATAGACGTAAGCACATTGAAATAAAGAAACAACATCCTGAACTAGACATACGTTTTGTATTTGAGAATAGTAAGAATAAAATACGTAAGGGAGCAAAGACAACCTACGGCGATTGGTGTATCAAGCATGGCTTTAGATACTATGATCGCATTATACCAGAGGATTGGTTAAAGGAAAAAGGGAAGGACAAACATCCTAACTTTATCGGTCATCCAAACTCTACAGTTAAAAGGAGGATTAAGAAATGAACAAAGAGGAGATGATAGATAATATAAACGATGAAGACTTCATCATAAGAATAAGACCCTTTGCAGATGAGGATGGGCAATGGAACGGAGAGATTGATATATCTATTATGGCCTTCCCTAAGAATCCTATGGACGATGAAGATTATGGAAACGTAATGCATTTTGTAAAGATGATGTGTGCTACTGTTCCTATCATGGAACAAGAAGAAGCTATTCGTAATGTTGTGCATGAATATGTTACGAATGTTATTGACAACGAGTTGGAAGTTGATGTAGAACTAGAGGAAGAGATGGGCGTAGAGAAAGAGTATGACGGTAATGTAGTCCATCTAACATTCAACACAAAGACAGGAGGTAATGCATGAGACACGAGGCATACATGAAGCAAATGATGGAAGAAGCGGAGCAAGCTAGTAAGGAAGCCTATGGTAATGTGGATATGGTGAATAGTCCTTCTCACTATAATCAGTCAGGTATAGAGTGTATCGCTGCTATTCAGGCTGCTCTTGGACCCAACTTTAAATATTATTTACAGGGTAACATTATGAAATACCTGTGGAGATTCGACTACAAAGGTAAGCCACTAGAGGATTTGCAAAAGGCACAGTGGTATCTTAACACTCTACTTGAAGACACGGTGGCTAGTGATGAGAGTTAAGATATTTATCACACTGGATATAGACGATGATGAGTACCCCATACCTGCAGATGGGCAGGTTGGGGAGGAAATAGAGGATGGCATACGTGAATACTTCTATGATGTAGACGGTGCTGACATTAGAACAATGAGAACAATAACGGAGTGACAGATGAACAATTACTTACCAACAGACTACCAAAACTTCATCGCGCTATCACGGTATGCCCGATGGAAAGAAGATGAACAACGCCGTGAGACATGGGTTGAAACAGTAGAACGCTACTTTGACTACATGAAGAACCACCTGTACAGTACATGCAATTACGTGCTGTCAGATGAACTGCGTGGGGAACTAGAAGAGGCTGTGCTGAACCAAGACATCATG